GGTGGTAAGACTAACAGACCTATTATTTATCCTCTTGATTTGGACGATGAACATTACATGATTTACAATGTAATTGAAAGAAGACGCCCTAGTCAAAAGGATGAGGGAACTAAAAGAATTATTCGTAGTATTGTTCTTCCTGTTCCAGCAAACTTATCAGTTCAATATCAGGCTGGATATGAGAACTCTTCACTTGGTATTCTTGGTTCAATGGCTCAAGGTTCTATGGGTGGTAATGAAATCAAAGGTGCTATGTCCTCAATCTCTGACTTTGTTGGTGAAAAAGTAGAGGCCGCTAAATCCGCTTTCAAAAACGATACATCAGATGCGGTAACTAAAGCCGCTAGTATTGGACTTGGTGGTGCGGCGATTGCTGGTCTTGCCGCTGGTGGTGGTGTGGTTGGTGCAACACTAGGTTTAGGTGGTGTAGAAAATGTTGTTACTGGTTTGATGCAAGATGAAGGGCTTGCTATCAATCCACACATGGCTGTTGTGTTCAAAGGTGTTGACTTCAGAACACACCAATTCCAATATAAATTTATTGCTAAGAATCAAGTAGAGAGTGATAGACTAAAAGAACTAATTCATGTTATGAGACATCATATGCTACCAGCATATAAGTTTGGTACGGAGAGAGCAGGCTTTGCATTTGTTTATCCAGATGAATTTACAATTGAATTTGGTGAAAAGATTAAACCATATCTATATGATATTGGAACATCAGTAATGACTGACTTGACTGTAAATTATAATGGCGAGGGTGTTCCAACATTCTTCGAGCAAACTGGTGCGCCCGTATCAATTGATATTTCAATGTCATTCCAAGAAACTCGTATTCTCACTAGAAACGGATTTGGTGATACTGAAGAGTTTGCATCAGATAATTTGGATGCATCAGGTAGAGATAGTAGGTTGTAATCATGTCTAATTACTTTTCATATTTTCCAACAACACCACATGATGTCAGAAATACTGGACGCAAAACTATTGCAACCAATATTCTTCGTAGATTTAAGGTAAGAGATAGTCTCAGTGAAAGAACAGATGTATTTTATGAGTACAGTATTCAAGAAGGTGACAGACCTGATGTGATTGCTGAGAAGTTTTATGGTAATGCAAATTATGCTTGGGTAGTGTTACACTATAACAATATTATTGACCCTCAGTTTGACTGGCCACTATTTGGAAGAGACTTTGACAGATTTATCGTAGGTAAGTATGGTAGTATACAATCAGCAGTTACCACAATAAAAAATTATTATAAAATTATTAGAGCGGCTACCGTAAAAAACGATGGCACTAGACTGGAAGCATATGAGGTTATAGTTGATGAGACAACATACAATTCGCTATCACCTAGTCAGCGCAGAAGTGAAACACAATACGATTGGGAAGTAGAGCAAAATGAAGCAAGAAAACAAATTCGTTTGCTTGAACCAAGATACTTATCAAAAGTAATTGATGAAGTAGAGACAATCCTACAGGAAGCATAATATGGCCGTTGAAGGTTACAGACAAGCCGGCGATGTAGAACTTAATACCATTGCTTTAGTTGCTCGTTCAGGTCAGATATTTGACTTGAGTGAAGTGATGCTTGAAATAAACATATTTCAGAATCTATATGAAAAAGAAATGACTTGTGAAGTTGTTGTTTCCGATGCAACAGGTCTTATTGATTTTATGAAACCAAACAGTGAAGATATTGGTGGTTTCACTGGTATGGAAGCAGTATTCCTATCTTATAGAACACCAGATGAGGGTACACCAAAGAACAAGCATTTGTTTATTATGAATAGTCTAGAAAATAGACAGAGTGTTGATGAGAAGATTGAGACATATGTGTTGACAGGAACATCACTGGAAACTATTTCGATTGCTGATAAAAAGATTTCTCGTAGTTATGGTGGTAGTAAAGGCAACACGATTGCTAACATGATTAAGAGTGTTCATAAAGAGTTTTATGAGACACAGGATATTAAGAAAACATACACCAACTTAGATGAAGCAAACTTTAGAATAAATAAAAAACTTACAGCAGATGATACAAAAGGTTTGCAAAAATATGTGATACCAAATCTATCAGTAGAGGATACAATCGACTTCTTTGTTAATGAAGCACAGGGTGACGATATTGCATCATTGTATACATTCTATGAAGATAGTAATGGATATCACTTTAGAAATGTTTCTAATCTTGTACAAAGTGAAATAAAGGAAACATACAAGTGGGAGCCTTCTAACTATACGGAAGGTGGAGAAGGTGCTGGTGCAGAAAACTTAGATGCTTTCAAAATTATATCATATGAAGTTATAAAAGAAGCAGACTTTCTTGATAACAAGGAAAGTGGACTATACGCTTCAAAAACTATATTGATTGACAATCTCAGAAAGAAAAAGATTGAAAGAGATTTTGATTATAAGAAGCAACATGATAAGTTTAAGAAACTACAGAGGTTTCGTATTCCAGGCTCCGCTTCAAGCACAGCAATTGTTGATATGTTTACCACTCGTTTTCAACATGACCAGTTGGATATTTTCAGAGATGAGAATGTCAGACCCAAGACACTTGAAAGAACAGTTCAGTTCAGAAGAAGTTATGCATCGCATTTGAATAACAAAACACTAGAAGTGACAATTCATGGTAACTCCAAACTCAATGTTGGAGATACTGTATTCCTCAGTTTTCCAGTAATGAGTACTGGAGAGGAACAAATGCGAGAAGATAAATATATGACAGGTAAACACCTTATCACTGCTTTGCGTCACAAGATAGATAAGGAAACTCATGTAACAGTAATGGAATGTATCAAAGACACAGGATTTAAGAGATGATACTAGGACTAAAAGAATATTTTGTAGATAAGTTGTATAAGCAACTTGACGAAAAATTGATTATGTATAATCAAGGCAAACGGTATGGACAGGTTGTCTTCCTCGCCGGTGGTGCTGGTTCTGGTAAAGGTTTTGCTATTCAGAACTTTATGGAAGGTGATAAGTTCAAGATTCGTGATGTGGATGAGTGGAAAAAAGCATTCATTAAGATTGACGAACTGAAAAAGAAATATCCAGAGGTTCGTGGACTAAATTTGCGTGAACCAAAAGATGTTTTCAAGTTGCATATGTTTGTGAAGAAAGCAGGCATTAAAGAGAATACACTAAAAGTGATGCTGGACGACTTAGTACGCTCAGGCGCCGCATCCAAGGGAACTCTACCAAATATAATCTTTGACATTACACTGAAAGAAATTGGTGATATCACAGAAGTTCTTCCTCAGTTGAAAAAGATTGGTTATGATTCTAAGAACATTCATGTAACTTGGGTATTGACAAACTACCACACGGCTGTTAAAAATAATGCAGGGCGTGAAAGAGTTGTGCCTAGTGATATTCTTTTGCAGACGCATGAAGGTGCGGCTAAAACGATGTCACAAATTATTAAAGGTAAACTACCAAGAGGTATCAACGGTGCAGTAAATGTCATTTTGAATAACAGAGAAAACACTATTCCTTGGACAGACAAGGACGGCAAACCTATCAAGACTAGTGCTGGTGGAATTGTCGTCAAGGATTTTACATATGTAAATCTGAAGAAGGAAGGTAAAAAGTTTAGAAGAGAAAGTGATGTTCAGCAACAGATTTATGATTGGATTAAAGACAATGTTCCTGATACAGCACTTAAAGCAATTGACGAACCAGAGCAATAAAAGGAGATAGATATGCCATTGCCAGGGTCACCTAGAGAAAAGCAGATGCAGAAACAGTTTCTTCAAGAGATTGTAGAACCAGAAGTTCAAGTTGAAGAATCAGTTGAGGAAGTTGCAGATGAAGCACCTAAACCAAAGGCTAAGAAAAAAGCCGCTAAAGGAAGAAAAAAAGTCCTCGGCATCTTTTAATCATTTAAGTGATTGGGTGGACGAGAAAGAAAAAACAAAAGAAACTCTGAAGAATGGACTTTTGAGTTTTCTAAAGTATGTAGAAAAGGTGGAAGATGAGAAACTTCCTAGGCAGAAATGATTTTATATGGTTCTTCGGAGTCGTGGAAGACCGTAATGACCCTATACGACTCGGCCGGGTCCGTGTACGGTGTTATGGTTTCCACACCGATGATAAAGACAAGATACCTACTGAACACCTCCCATGGGCTCAGCCAATTCAAGATATCACCTCTGCGGCTGTTAGCGGAAAGGGAAGAAGTCCAACAGGATTAGTAGAAGGTTCGTGGGTAGTTGGATTTTTCTTAGACGGTGAAAGGGCTCAAGAACCAGTCATTTTAGGAAGTCTTGCTGGTATTCCAGCAGAACTCGCAGATACCACAAAAGGTTTCAATGACCCTAGTGGTAACTTTCCAACATATGTGGATGAAAGTGATGTAAACAAACTCGCAAGAGGAACAAACAGCATCACCAAGTCACCAGACAGTGTTACTGGAGAACCAGCGTCACCATACGCCGCACAGTATCCAAAGAACCATGTATATGAATCTGAATCAGGTCATGTAGTAGAAATTGATGATACTGCTAATGCTGAAAGGATTCATATCTATCATAAGTCTGGAACTTTCATTGAGATGCATCCTAATGGTGATGTTGTTACACATCATAAGAATGGATTCAGAACTGTGACTGGTAATGATAAACTTCATGTCACTGGAGATTTGAATATTGTTGCTGATGGTAATATTACAATGGATGGTAAAACAATCAATCTAAACAGTGGTACAAAAGGTGCGGCAAGACTAGATGATACAGTAGATACTGGTGATGACCCAGCAGGGATATCTGGTTCTGATGGTTCTAATAAGATTGAATCTGCATCACAGACAGTGTTTATTGGAGACTAAATATTTTATTGGATAGATTACAGAATCATTCTAACAACAATTTTATAATTTGTCAAGGGCAAAACGATGAATAATCATGATAATTTAGTAAATTTGTTTGAGACTTATATCACAGAAAGTGAAAAGTTTGAGAACGGAAATAAGACAGCAGGCACAAGAGCAAGGAAAGCATTAGCAGAGATATCAAAACTCTGTAAGGATAGAAGAAAAGAAATCCAAGATATAAAAAATGCTTCCTAAATAGAGACAAGGATTCTGAAATGAAGACGAAGATACCCATGAAAAGTGCAGACGAATATGATGCACTGACAAGATGGAAGAAGTTTATTGCTTGGAGACCTGGTCAAAGAAAGCGTATTAAGAATGCATACAACAGACGCATTCGCAGACAAGGAGACTTGTCGCTACATCGACTTCATACAACGAAGTATGAAGATTTATGTATGTAAGGAATAACAAATGGCAGGTGCAAAAGAAAAGGTAGTTTTTAGTGACTTGGATAGTCTATTCATACCAAATCCAATCACTAGACAACTAGCAAGAAATACAAACAGAGAAGCGGTTAAAGAATCGGTGAGAAACCTGATTCTTACAAACTACTTTGAGCGTCCGTTCAAATCAGATATCGGTTGCTCTATTCGTTCTTTTCTTTTTGAACTTTGGAGTCAAGCAACCAAACAACAAATGGAAAATGCAGTTCGTGAGGTCATACGAAATTATGAACCAAGGGCTGATTTGATTGATGTACTAGTGCAAGACTATTCTGAACAGAATGCTATTTCTGTCACTGTCGCCTTTATGGTTCGCAATGATGTTGTTCCAGTAGAATTAAATGTAATTTTAGAGAGAGTTAGGTAATGGCCGCTAACACATATCTACAAGTAACCGAATTAGACTTTGAGGACATTCGTTCTAATCTAAAATCATATCTTGCGGCGCAGACGCAGTTCAGAGATTATGACTTTGAGGGTAGTAACATGGCTGTGTTGCTAGACTTGCTTGCATATAATACACATTATAATGCATTCTATGGAAACATGATTGCTAATGAAATGTTCTTGGATACGGCGCAACAAAGAGATAGTGTTGTGTCAAGAGCAAAAGAACTAGGATATAATACTCGTTCTGCAAGAGGTGCAACCGCTAATGTGTCAATTACATTTACTGGTGTGTCTAATAATATATCACAGTTTACTCTTCCTAAAAACTCTAAGTTTACAACAACTATTGACGATATTTCATATACATTTGTTACACCAGAAGCACAGACAATAAGAAATGGCTCAAATACATTTACGAAAGCAATCTCTATTACAGAGGGTGAACCGCTAACACAAAGATTTACAGTGAATACTAGTAATCCAATAAGATATATTCTTCCAAACAAAAATATTGATACAAGAAGCATTACAGTAAGAGTACAAGAATCTGCGTCTAATTTTGCGAATACTGCATATACAAGAGCAACAAATATTAGAGCGGTCACCTCCACTTCACCTGTTTTCTACCTACAAGAGTGTGCTGATGAACAATATGAAATATTCTTTGGAGATGGGCCTTTAGGTAAACCTGTTAAAAATAACAATATCATTATTGTTGATTATCGTGTATGTAACGGACCTATAACAAATGGTGCTAACTCATTCTCAGTTGACACTATTACAATTGACCCTAGTTATGCATCAGTTTCAGTATCAGCCGTTAATTCTCCAGCAAGAGGTGGACATGAAATTGAAACAATTGATAGTATAAAATTTAATGCTCCAAGAAGTTATGAAGTTCAAAATAGAGCCGTTGTAAATAATGACTACCAAAGAATTATTCTAAATGAAAATACTGACTTGCAATCTGTAACTGCTTTCGGTGGGGAACTTGCTGACCCTCCTGTTTATGGTAAGGTATATATTGCTGTCAAGCCTTTTGGTGAAAATTTTATTACAAGTATTAGAAAGAATGAAATTAAATTGAGTATTGCTGATAGAACACCACTTGCTGTTGACCCTATTATTATTGATGCTGATTACACATATGTCATTCCTTCAGTAACAACATATTATGATTCGCTAAAGACATCTTTGTCAACATCACAAATTATCAATGATATTAAGACTGCTATTGATGCATTTTCAAGCACAAACCTACAAAGATTTGGTAATAAATTAAGATACTCTCGTTTTGTTCGTGCATTGGATAATACAAATGAATCTATATTGAACAACGAAGTTACATTAAAGGTTCAAAAGAGATTTGTTCCAAATATTAATAGAGCAGAAAAAGTAACTCTAAAGTTCAACAATGCTTTAAGAGCAAACACTGTCACATCGACTAAGTTTACATATCAAGGATTTGATGCTTTTCTAGAAGATAACGGTTCGGGCGCAATCAATATCTATAGATTTAATGCAAGTAAACAGAAAGTTAATATTGTTGCTGGTGCTGGAACAATCAATTATACAACAGGACAAATTGACATTGAAAACTTCTTACCAAGTGCATATGAAGGGATAGAGATAAAGGTAACAGTAGAAACCCTAAACCTAGATGTAACACCAATTCGTGAGCAAATTCTTCTCATGAACTCAAATGATGCGACTATCACTGCTGTTGCTGAGGCTGATTAATGGCTATTTCTCAGAAGATATCTGCAATATTAGAAAATCAGTTTCCTGATTTCTATAAAGAAGAGGGAGAGAATTTTATTCTCTTCCTAAAGGCTTATTATGAGTATATGGAACAGACTGGCAAACTTACTCATGAAATGCATAATCTTCTTAACTATAAAGATATTGACTTAACAACCAATGAATATCTAGAATACTTTCGTAGAACACTTCTTGCAGAAATACCAGATTATGCTCTTGCAAATAAGAGATTGCTTGCAAAGAGAATTAAAGATTTCTATCAGTCAAAGGGTACATTTGAATCTTACAAACTTTTATTTCGCATTCTTTATAATGAAGATGTAGAGATTAATTATCCTGCCGACCAGTTGCTCAAAGTTTCTGACGGTGATTTTAGAATTGAAAGATATCTTGTCACCACTCATGATGAAAATAATGGAAGATTGTTTATTGGTAGAACTATCGTTGGACAGGATTCTGGTGCTGAAGCACTGGTTGAAAATATTGTAAAAAGAACAATTCGTGAAAGAGTTATTGACCAGATATATCTTTCAAATATCAAAGGAACATTCCAACACTTAGAACCAATTAAAGTAAAGTTTGATGGTGGCACCACTCCACATACACCAATTGTAGAGGCTGGAATTAGAAGTTTTACAATTACCAGTGCTGGTGCTAAGTATGAGCCTGGCGATGTCGTTGAACTTATATCAGCAGATAAAGGTAAGTTTGCGAAAGTTGTTGTCACGCAGACTGTTGACTTGGGGGGTGCATTAACATTTAATCTAGTTGATGGTGGTTCTGGTTATACATCAAGTGTTAATGATACAACTAAAATTGAGTTTATTGGGGGCGATGGTTCAACTCCAGCAAGTTTCCAAATCTTTAGAGGTGACTTGAATGACAACTTTGCAATTTCCCTCAACACAAATCTTGTAAGCAGTAATAATCGCTTTGGTGTTCTTGCTCCAATTGTTTCTGGACTTGGTAGAATGGATAAGTATGCAAATACTCCACTATCATCACCAGATTTCGGATTTCCAGAATCAGGAGAAACTCTTGTAGCAGGTCGTAACTTTAGAACAAATGCAAATGCTGTTATTGTTCTTGCTAATACATCTGACCCGGGCGTGATTGTTGGGGATAGTCTCTATGGGGTTACATCAGGTGCAAACGGAACTGTGCAAGCAATCAGAAGAGCATATAATAGTGCTAATGTTGTTATTGCTTTGGACACATTCAAAAACTTTGCTGGTGGAGAAAAGGTAAATAAAGCAACCGCAGGCGGAACAACAGTAGGAACTGTGTCTCAATTTGCGGCTAACACGATTGGTTATCATGTACTTCAGTTTGGTAATACTGCTGGACAAGTTGTCATTGCTGGCAATGAGTTAGTTGGTAGAACATCTGGTGCTTTTGGTGTAGTCAAAAAAGTAATTAGCACACAAGCGAATGGTTATACTAGAGGTGTGGGTGGTGCTGACGATAGAGACTTAATAACAGTTCAAGTGACAGCAAACACATCTGCTAATCTCTCAAACCAGTTTGATGCTGGACCTATGAGAGCATTTATTGAAAATGAAGGATTGCGTCTTGTTGGTGCTAATACTACGGTTGGTAATGTCGTATCAACAACTTCTAATACAAAGATTGAAAATATCTATACGAAACTCCAAGATTCGTTGCTGTTCACTTCTGCCGCAGTAGGAACTATTCAACAGTTATCAAATCGTATTGGTGGTTCTGGTTTCAGTATCGCTCCTACTATTCGTGTTACTGACACAAATGTTTCTGCATTAGGTATCGGTGAGCAATATCTAACTCTTCAGTTTGAGGATGGAAACTTTGGAACTGGTAACAATTCTATAACAGAGATTGATACTAACGATAGAATTGGACAATCAAATACTGGTGCGATTGGTGATGTCAAAGAAAGAACACAATCAAGAGTAAGATTTGCTAACGGAACATATCAAACTATTGTTCGTGTGTGGCAAGACGAATTACAGCGTGACCCTGGCAATATTACATTCTCAAATAATCAATTTGTTGATGTATATTTCTATACTTCAGCGGCACAAGACACTTTAACAAGTGCGCCGGTTAAAAATCCAGGCAACGCTAAAATTGTAAGCATTCAAGATGAAGGTGTATTGGGTAAAAATGCAAACATTACATCTACGGTAGGTGCTAACGGTACAATCACAGGATTGAGATTAGTTGACTCTGGTTTCTCGTATAAAGATGGAGAAACTGTGACTGTCGCCGCTACCACTAGAGTAGATTCATCATCTGCTAGAGTTAATCTAAATTTAGATGGTGTTGCGAATGCTGAAGGTTATTATGCTTCTACAAGAAGTCATGTCTCTTCAAAGAGAGGTTTTATACAAGATAGTCGTTTCTATCAAGAGTTTTCTTATCAGATTGAAGCGCCTCTTGCTTTGCAGAGATATAGGGATATTGCTCTAAGACTTGTGCATCCAGCAGGTCAAGCAATTTTTGGTAAGTTTAAGACTTCAAGTAATGTTGATGTTGATGTCGTAACTTCTTCAATAAACAAAAAGAGAGCAACCTCAAATGGCACAATTTCCATCAGTAAGCCTGCCGCCTCTGGAACTATTGCTATCACAAACAACACTGCAAATTTGGTTGGAACTTCCACAGCCCTTTCAACTGAATTTTCTAATAATAGTTCCATTTTGATTGAGTCTTCACACAATAAGTTCTTTGAAGTAAGACTAAATACTGTTACAAGTGCAACATCAGCAAACATTGGTGAGACTTGGACATTTGGTACAATAAGCGGTGCAAATGTCTACTATGCAAATGCGTTTAATATCGTTGGTTCTTCAACCACACTAACTTCAGAGTTTGCAAATGGTGATACGATTGTGATTGAAACTGCTGATAAAGTCTACAAGAGTGTTACACTAAATAAAGTAAATAGTGCAACCACCGCTAACCTTGTCGCTAACTGGACATTAACTGATGTGTCTGGTGCTAACGCTTATTATTATACAGGAAATATAGCATAATGCCGGCCTATACTAGTAAAGAATTAAGTGTACTCAATGCAAAGGCTTTTGTTGAGTCTTTGACACATGAAGACGGAAGAAATACAAAAGCGTCAAATATTCTCTATGCTTTGCTTGGGAAGATTGAAACTTGGACAAACGAACCAACTCCAGATACTCCTGTTGAAACAGATTATGATAAGCAAAGAGATATTTGGAGACACGCTATTGGCGCAAAGAGAATACAGCCAGGCAATGTAAGTCATGTTGTTCCTAGATACAATTGGACGGCAGGAACAGTGTATGCTATGTATCGTGATAGAGACACTAATCTATATTCTCGTCCATTCTATGTGATGACTGATGAGAACAATGTATACAAGTGTTTATATAATAATAAGGGTGGAACATCTACAATTAAACCAACCGACTTATCTACTCTTCCTTTTACACTAACTGATGGTTACACTTGGAAATACTTGTATACTATTTCTTTGGGTGAAGCAGACAAGTATCTAACTGCGGCTCATATGCCTGTTAAAACTATTGAAGCAACAGATGGTTCTGTAGAGGGTGATAGACAAGTTGCTGTTCAAAATGCGGCAGTAAATGGTGCTATTGATATTATCGAAACATTTTCTCCTGGCTCTGGATATCATAAAATTGCAAATGGCGTTGTAGAAACGGCTTCAACAACTACAAT